GTTATAATGAAAACCACGTTCTTCAAGGAAGAGCTCTCGGTGAACTCGGACATCCAGATGGTCCTACAGTAAATCTGGATAGAGTTTCTCATAAGATTGTTTCTCTCAGAGAGAGTGGATCTAATTTTATCGGAAAGGCAAAGATTCTTTCTACCCCCATGGGTAAGATTGCAGAATCTCTGATTTCTGAAGGAGTAAAACTCGGAGTTTCTTCTCGTGGTATTGGTTCACTCAAGTTAACTCGTGAGGGAGTCAATATCGTTGGTGATGATTTCATGCTCGCTACTGCTGCTGACATCGTAGCAGATCCTTCTGCTCCCGATGCTTTTGTTGAAGGAATTATGGAAGGTAAAGAGTGGGTATGGGACGGTGGCATTCTGCGTGAAAAGTATGCACATAAAACCTACAAGACTATTAATACTCTTGTAGATCAAAAAAGATTAGAAGAGAACAAGTTGAATCTTTTCAACGATTTTCTCGCAAATCTTTAAATTATAAATAAATATAGTTTATAACTAAAGGTTAAACGGAGAGTTCAAATGTCTCGTGGAGATTTACAAGAAATGGAAGTAGGCACTAAGCAATCCAAAACCGCTGTCAATGCAAATGCTAAGGCAGGGGATGCAATGCCAAGTCTATCTGGTGCAACACCAGGACAAACTGGTGGTTGGGAAGATCTTGGAGGTCCTGATCCTTCTAATTATCGCCCAGATGATGATTCAGCAAAACTGAAAACACCTGGTGGAACACTTAAGCAAGTTAAGGATGTTGTCAACAAGAGTGCTGCAGCTGCGGAAGCAATGAAGGGCGTTAAGGAAGATGAAGAGTTTGAGTATGATGAAGACGAAGAACTCTTAGAGGATACCGAAGAAGTGGTAGCAGAAGCTAAGGAAGAAGAGGAAGAAGAGGGCGGTAAGAAAGGTAAAAAGAAAGAAGAAGAGGAAGAAGAGGAAGAAGAGGAAATGGAAGAAGAGTTTAACATCGAAGAAGATGTTAATGCTCTGCTTGCTGGCGAAGAGCTCTCCGAAGAGTTCCAAGAAAAAGCAAGAACCATTTTCGAAGCTGCTCTTCGCTCAAAGGTTTCTGATATTAAAGAAGCACTTGAGGAGCAGTATACCGCCGCTCTTGCAGAAGAAGTAGAAGAAATTAAGTCTGAACTTTCAGAGCGTCTCGATGCATATCTTGAGTATGTTGCAGGCGAGTGGATGGAAGAAAATGCACTCGTTATCGAGCACGGTCTTAAGACTGAAATGACTGAATCATTCCTCCAAGGAATGAAGGGTCTTTTTGAAGAACATTATGTATCAATCCCTGAAGATAAATATGATGTGCTTGAGAGCATGGTAGAAAAACTTGATGAAATGGAGACAAAACTCAACGAGCAAATTGAGAAAAATGTTTCCCTTAACAAGCGTCTCGCAGAGTCGGTTGCTGATGGAATCTTTGAACAAGTCGCTGTAGGTCTTGCAGACACACAGAGAGACAAGCTCGCTTCACTTGCCGAAAGTGTTGAGTTTGAAAGTGAAGAAGAATATCGTGAAAAACTGGAGACTTTGAAGGAATCATATTTCCCTTCAAGAGGAGTTTCTCCATCAACTAAATCTGATACTCTTTCTGAAGGAGTAAGTTCTGCTTATGAGTCACACTCACCAGCAATGGCTGCTTATCTGAAGAGCCTCTCAGCATTTAGTAAATAATTGAATTTAATATAATTCAAACCCAAAAAACAAACACTTAGTAAAAGGTAAAACGCAAATGTTCCATTCCGAGCATCTGCAGGAAAAGTGGGCACCTCTCCTCAATCATGAGGGTGGAATCAATGATTCTCATCGTAGAGCTGTAACCGCTGTCCTGCTCGAAAACCAAGAAAGATTTTTAAGAGAGCAATCTGCTTTCGAAAACGGTTCCATGAATATGCTCATGGAATCACCAACCAACAGTGGTAATGCTGTTGGTGGTACCGGTGGATTTGGTGGCGGTGCTGCTGCTGCTGGTCCTACCGCAGGTTTCGATCCCGTACTGATCTCACTGATCCGTCGTTCGATGCCTAACCTGATCGCCTATGACGTTGCAGGCGTTCAACCAATGAGCGGTCCTACCGGACTCATCTTCGCAATGCGCTCCCGCTACAACAGCCAGAGTGGAACTGAAACCTTCTACAACGAAGTTGATTCGGCATTCTCAGGTCAGGATGACGGATTTAATGTTACTGCTGGTTTTGCTAGCACCACTGCAGGTATTGGTACTACCACCCAACAGGGTAGCAACCCTTCAGTTCTAAACGCTGCTTCAGTTGCTGCTACCGATTATAACGTCGGTGGTGGAATGAACACTGGAGACTCTGAGCAACTAGGAGCTCAGAACGGTGATCAGTTCAACCAGATGGCATTCTCAATCGAGAAAGTCACCGTTACTGCAAAGTCACGCGCTCTGAAGGCTGAGTACTCACTTGAGCTCGCTCAAGACCTTAAGGCAATTCACGGTCTGAATGCAGAAGCTGAGTTGGCAAACATTCTGTCAACTGAGATTCTTGCTGAAATCAACCGTGAAGTTATCCGTACCATCTACATGACCGTTGAGAAGGGTGCTTCTCAGAACGTTGCTACCGCTGGTGTATTCGACCTCGATGTTGACTCCAACGGTCGTTGGTCAGTTGAGAAGTTCAAGG